ACTGACCAAGGTTCAAATGTTCTGTCTCCAGCAACCTTTAGAATTCTTCCTCTAAAAGGAACATCTACTACTCCAATAGATGAAGCTGGCATCGCTGTTGCCTTACAGAAAAATTGAAAATCTTCTTGGGCATCAGGTAACCAACTCACACCTGTTATACCAGTTGGAAAAACGCAGTTTACCTCAAACAGGTTAGGCCTTGCACCACCTGAACTTAATCTACTTTTGAATTGTGATAATGTTTTAATTGCCATTGTTTTAGTCTCCTATGTTAATTAATTATGGGGTGAATTTAAACTCTTCCTGTTACTTCTTCAAAACTGACCTTGTGGGCTTCAAGAATATGTCTGCCCTAAATTCATTATTATCAATAACCTCAGGAGTGTTATTGGTTTGGTCACAAATGACTCGGAAGTCGATGAGTCCTCTCTTCGCTTGAACATCACGAAGATATGGTTCAACTACATTAACGAAATTAGAACGAGTAATTTCATCGTTGAACTCAAATAGTTGAGCATTAGCAACTCCTTGAAGTGCTTGCTCTACCGTAATGAATAAGCGACGAACGTTAATTCTATCAAATGCAGATGCATAACTTAATCCTGTCTTATCACCAAAGAGAACTGATCCCTGACCTGGTAGATTAGTTATAGGATTAATTCTATTTTCATAGAGTTGATCTCTTTGTGTCTTAGTAGGATTGTATGCAAGTTTAACAGAGTTGTTAATGTTTCCTCTCTGTTGTCCTGCAGGTGAGAACCAAGGGAACTGCTCAATGTCAGTTCTAACCATTAGACCTGCAACGTCTGCGTTAGTTGGAACATAACGGAATTTGTTGTTGTATCTATCATATGTCCACTTATACCCACTATCAAATACTGCATAAGATGAAGAAGTGATGGGAGCATAGAATGACAGAATATTATTTGTCTGATCCTTATTGCTGGTTACATTAACCACATCATATTTGTGTGGAGAAATAACAGCAACACAATCTTTTCTACCTTCTGCAATAGCAATGAGTTTATTTGCTTTTGCTTGAGACTCATCTTTAGCACCACAACCTGGACCCATGATTAGATAATCTATAGCTATTTCATCTTCATTTTCAAATAAGTCATATGCGTTAGCTATATCTCCCAGATTTGCTTTAAACTGTTGAGTGGTAGCACCGTAGTTAGATCCTCCACTAAAAGCATAACCTACACTACCTAATGCACTAAAGGTAACTCCTTGTGCCTCTTGTCCCCAAACACCACCACCAATAGTAGTTGGAACAAATCCTAGTGATAAGGTACTTGAACTCGTAGTAAATCCAGTTGCTCTTGGGAAAGTATCATGATAATTGTCTCCAGCTTGAGATGGGTTCCATCCAGTATAGAGATATTCAGAATTATCTGCAAGGAAATCCTGGTAGTAGATATTTGTAGGTGAATTTACTTCAGAAATTGCATTAGATGCTTTTGATAAACCAATGTTTTTCTCAAGAATCGTTCCTTCATTACCTGATATAGATCCATCATCATCTACAACCACTATATGGAATGCATCATTCTTACCATCTCTTGCTTCAGTGAATGAAGTAGTGGTTGGTTTAGATGCAATTGTGTTCCAGTAAACAGTACCATTAGTTAAATCAAGAACTTGATTGTCATACCAGTCAGTAACACTACCCGCAGTGTTAACACTTGAAACAATATAATCACCACCTTTGTTGGTTCCTGCAGCACTTACACAATAAACAATTGAACCAGGTGTAATTGATGCCTGACTATCGAACTGTGCATAATTAATATATGTTTCTGTTCCTATTATATTACCTGTCTGCTCAACCTTAGAAACTATCTTAACATCAATCGAACTAGCTGCATTAGTAGAGTCTGTGGTTAAACCTGTAATGATACCCTTAACGTATCCATTAGTAGTAGCAGTTGTACCTAATCCAACCGTTGTGCCACTATAAGCAACTGTAACACCACAACCTATCACAAATCCAGCAGTTTCTAAATTCGTAGTAGTTAGACCAACGGTTTGATCAGCAAGAGCATCAATATAACAAACCTTTAATCCGTTTGCCCATGTACCTGGTGTTTTAGCAGCATAAGTCCATCCGCTAGTTACATCTGTATAATTTTGATCATAGTCATTATAATTTTTAATTTTTAATGAATCTGTCCAACCAATAGCAACATTGTCTCCTGTAGGAGCACCAGCATTAGCATTTTTAAGTTCTGCACCATCACATCTAACAACTTTAAGTTGTCCTCCATATGTCAAGAATGAGGCTCCACTCATCCAATACTCATACTGACTGTCAGTAGATAAGGGTTTACCAAATGATGCTGTTAGATCAGCTTCATTAGTAACGGTGATTACCTCTTCTACAGGACCAATTTTAAATGGACCTGCGATACCACCACTGTTAGCTACTACATTATCAACTCTTCCTACTGTTAGGTCAACCTCTCTGGTAATTACACCAGGAGATATTTGCTGAGTCGCCATGCTTTTTTACTCCGAATTTCTCAGTTTATCTTGAAATTATTTATTGATTATAACATTTTCATTGGGGAAACATGTCGTGAACATTACCAATCAGGATAATTCCACTCAGCAAAAGGGAGTCCTTTTTTTCTATTTCTTACAATTCTTTTAACAGTACATACTTTACATTCATAAGAATAAGAAGAAGCTACTGGACCTCTATCTTTATGAGTTCTATAGAAACCCTCAATTAAATTTTTTTCTTCGCCACAAATTCTACATTTTCTATCTGATAGTAAAAGATGTCCTAATTTAATTTGTTTATCTAATTCCATTACAATACTTGAACAACTCCTACCACATCAGGTATCTCGTGCATTAATTTACTTTCTATACCCTGCTTCAAAGTCATGGTGCTCATAGCACATGTCTCACATGCACCACCTAATTTTACTTTAACGTATCCCGTTTCGTATTCGATTTCATAAAGTTGAAGGTATCCACCATCAGCTTCAATATAGGGAATAAGTTCCTCTAACACTTTAAGTACATTTTCTTCTGTTAGTTCCATGTGCGTTGCCAAATAATGTTGTCGTTTAAGGTATTCATGGTAATGATCCATTAAGAGAGATACTCCCACATATATGATGATTCTCCATACTCAGAAGCATTTGAATACCACCTGTCGCCATCTTCAATAAAACTATCATCTTCCATTCCATCATCCATAAATCCAAAAGGAGCCATATCTTGCTCTATTTGATTTTTTTGTTCTTCATATAATCTTTTTCTTACATCCTGATCAGTAAGTTCTTTGAAGTAATCGCACTGAACCAACCATGCATATATTACCAAACACATTGCAAGGTCATCATTACATCCCTCTTCTGCCTCAAATGAATTACTCTTATGAATAAACGTAGTAAGTTCACTCATAATTTCATAATCAGTAAAGAGAAGTTTATTTTCCTCTATTAATGTTTTTAAGTTAAGAGCACCTACTTTCTTAACTGTCTTGGACATCTTAACTCCAAGTTGAGTCTTCTTACCAGAGAACCCTTGGCCTACAACTTGACCTGCTCTACCTCTCATAGAACATTGAAGTAAATTTGGATATTCAAGATCATAATTTAATATAGATGCTACCTGATCACCAATATCATTTACTTCACATAATATAAATGCATCATTATAACTCTTTGCTACTTCCTCAATAACACTAGGAAATAGCATAGGTTTAATTTCATTATTTCTATACTTCGCAACTACTGCATGAGGAAACTCTGTAATATCAATAACTATAAACGCCGAGAAATCTTTTCCTACTCCTCTTGCCACATCTACGGTAATTGCATAATCATGACCTTTTATAGGGTCAACATAAACATCTAATCCTGCACTTGTTTTTTCTGGGGTCTGATATACTAATGCTCTTAATTTGCTTGGAGCAATAAGAGTATCAACAGATCCTAGAAACTCACACTCAAACTCAATCTTAAACTGTTGTTCAGAAGTATTAGCAATGGTTTGTTCTTTCCAAACATCATCTCTACCAGGAACCTCTGACCAATGAACATCTGTTGGAACATATTCATTCTTCCCTCTTTCTGCATCATGCCAATACCTATAAAAGTGGTTCATCCCGTGAGGGGTTGAAACCATTATGACTTTTGTGCTTTTACCAGAAGTAATAGTAGGATAAACACTAGCAAAGAAAGACTCAGCGATGTGATTGGGGACAAAAGCAAATTCATCCAAGAAGAGGATGTTAAAAGACATACCCCGAACAGCACTAGCAGAAGTCGAAGCTGCCAATATTTTACTACCATTTTCTAACTCCAATGAACCTTTGTTCCATGATATGATTCCTTGCTGCATCCATTTGGGCAAGTTTTCATAAGCAGTCTGCAACCTACCAAGCAAGTCTCTGGCAGTAGCTGCCTTGTTAGCAAGAATACCAATATTTACGTTATCATTAAACACTGCATAATGTAAAAGATACGATACCGACGTTGTAGACTTACCAGTCTGTCGAGGCATCTTACATATATTAAATCTATTCTCGTGGAAATTATTAATTAATCTTTCTTGAAAATCATAAGGTTGAAAAGGAACGAGACCCTCATCCAAACTAACAATCTTTACATGTTGCTTTGCAAAATATACAGGATCTTGCTTACATGCCATAAACTCAAGAATTTGTTCTTGAGTAAACTCTTGTGCAACATTTGCCTTTTTTAAGAGGGGATTGCCTAAATAAATGTCTTCCATAATAACCTCCTACATCATTTCGTATTTGCCAAATCTTTTATCATGTTCAATTGTTTTTCTTTGTAGTTCTAATATTTTTTCTAAATTTTCTACTTTCTTTTCTAATTCTTTAGTTTTACGATCCTCCGATTTGGAGGAGAGGTTCTCCTTGTCCATTTTTAGAAACTTGGTAAGACCAGAGCTTAGCACCAGGATACACTTTTCTCACTTGATCCAGCACTTCTCTGCGTGAAGGTTTTTTGACAGAAGGGAAAAACATTTTTATCATGTAACCTTTTCCTCTCCAGCCAACATAAACATCGATTATATTTCCTATTTTTGATGGAAGACGAGTGGATTCGCTTACTCCTCCGTTTCCACCACCATTAGAGCCGTTTCCATTACCATTGGTTCCGTTTCCGTTACCATTCTTTTTTCCATTGCCATTGTCATCATCTTGCTCAAGATACCCTCTAGCACCAATATGGTAACCAGTAGGAATATTTCTACATTTCTTTTTTTGATGACAATAGTATTGCCCTGTAGGACACTTTTTCATAAAATAAACGATTCTACCTTTATATTTATGATTTTATTGCACTATAGATGAACTTAAAGGTTGTTGCTGTAGCTGCATCTGGATAAGCAAGTAACCTAAGATCTCCACTATTAACATCAGTTGAGAATGTTGCTATACCTACAGATGGTTGATTTACATTACCATACTCTGTCATATAAGTATTGGTTCCATCATGA